AAGTAACCAGAGGTGCTATCGTTGGTATATGTTGCACCGTTAATTACTCCATCGCCATCACTATCACCTGTATTTAACCAATTACCACTTCCGCTATAATCATTAGCATCGAGTTCTAATTCAGCACCTGTTGTAACTGTATCTTCCGCTACAAAATCACCTTTTTCAGGTGTTAGCTGTGTTTCATTAGTGCTTTTAGCAAAACATAAATAGATGTATTTATCACCGCTTTTATTCCAAGCGGTATTTGTGTCTGTTATGGTAAACCCATCCCTGTCAAAAGTAAAAGGTGTACCTGCATCGGCTTCTACACCATTATCAGCTGCATCCAAATAATTGTCTTTTATTGAATCTGCATCTCTTTTATTGTCTAATATATACCATCCATAACCTGTCGTTGTAGTGTTTTTTACCATCAACCAAGCAGGCTCAAATCCTGTGTAAACTTTATTCCCACTAGAACCTGTTCCTTGATAACTCCCAACTTTTGACACACCTCTTTTAGATGAAAAGCAGTAAGAAATCATGGTATCACTAGATGAGCCTCCATTAGCCGTCCCTCCAAATTGTCTATCAAAAGTAAAAGAAATAAAATTTGTTGTTGAATTTAAAGCTAAATATTGTGAGGAGCCTTCTAATGTAAAAGTACTAGGACTCATAGTAATACCACCAGTTGTAAATACAGGCCAAGATGTCGATTGGCTTGTGTTTTTAGTTATTATTAATTCAGGAGATACATCTAATCCATGCCCAACAGTTGTACCGCTTGCGTTACCTCCGCTATATTCAACAATACTAAAACCTAAATTATTATTTACACTAACTTGTGAATCTATATCGCCTTCGTCATTCAATACTGCTGCTCCACCTGCTTTAAAACACCAAGCAACATAAGTATCATTGGAACTAGAATCATTTACTGCACTTGCATTACCGAGATTGAATCCGTCAGTGATAAAACCATTTAATTCGTTAGTAGGTGAAGCCTCGGCGTTAGTTAAATTTGTGTATATCACATTGCCCGCCCCTCTTACGCTATCAAACACCCTGTGTGCTTTTGTGTCGTTAGCTCTTTTTTTAATCCAAACTAAATCAGGTTGAAAGCCTACACCTGTAATGTCCCTATCTGTTGAGCCATTTCCTGTCCAAATAACAGTATTAAAATGTTCTGAAACATCAGTAGCAGGTGTATATTCGTGGTTGGCTATGTCATACCAGATAGAACCGTCCCCGTCAAATGAGTCAACATCGTTAGCGTCTAGGTGTAAGATTAGTCCTTCCTGTTGGTTTCCTGTTCCTGCCGCTGCCGCTTCAGCTTTTTTCTTAAATAGTTTTTTGTCTAATGCCATAAATTAAAAGCTAATATCGTACTTCAAAATTGCCGCCTTTGTAGTTAAGGCGTTTATTTCCCCCTCCTTTGTAACTACTGTGGCTCGAATATTGTCACGTTCGGTTTGAACGTCACTAGGAATTGCAGTACCTTTTTCAGCTTTTCGAATAGCGTACCAATCGGTGGGTTGAAGTTTGTCGTAAGATATTTTTTTCAGTTCCGTTATGCGTTGCGTTTTTAATTCGTCAACTGTTTCAGAAATGGTTTTTGCTTTTACGTCATAAGTGAAAACAGTTCGTGTAGCATTTTCATCTTCAATTGTAGGCGATGCAAAATTATTATCCAAATGCAAATTATAAATCACTTGCGTTACGGGGTCATAAGTAGGAACGACAACATCATAAAACCCTGCTGATTCTTTTTCCGAATCGTCAGCCAAGTCAAATCTTAAATAATGTTTTCCGTTTGCGTTTAACGTCTTTGGTAAATTGTTATATTTTACAATTTTTCCTGCTTCTAATCTTGCTTTCATATTATGATGCTACTTGTGAAATTTGATACCATGCTTCCGATGTTGAAATGAATTTTATTTCAATCAGATTTTTAACCGCATTTGCTTCGTCAAAATCACCACTAATCTTATTCCAAGTGGCGCTATTTGTGTTTATAGTTCCAAGGGTAATCCCATTTGTGGCGTCCCCTGTTATGATTAAAGTCAAAACTTGACCAATTGCCGCACCTGTAAAATTAAATGTAGTGGCTTGTGTAATTGTGTGAGTGTAAATATTTTTGGCACTTGCATCAACTGAAATTGTTGCTGAATCATTAAGGGTTCCCGATTCGGTATACCTTGGCGAAAGTTTGTCATGAGTTACTGAATCATCATCTGGTATTCCTATGTTGTGCCAAGCTGAATCATAAACTTCAAACTTTGTGTTATCGGTATTGTATCGAATCATACCTGCTTGACCGCTTGGTTGTTGTGCATCCGTTCCGTTTGGCAAAATGATAGCATCCGTTTTTGTTGAGGCGTCAAGTGATGCAGCTGGTGCGCCACCAATCCCAACAACGCCATCAGTGTCAACGTAAATGCCTAAATCATTACCATTCCCATCGCTTAACTGTTTACCAGTTGAACCAGCTTCGCCATTGTCTGATAATTTGACTAAAGACTTGTAGGTGTCTTTTATTTTTTTTCCTGATAATGTTGTTCCCATTATTTACTTTTTTACAAATTTACGATTTTTTAAGCATCCCAATTTTCATCGCTTTCATTAAATCTTACATTAAGTTTTGACCACAAAAGTTTCTTTAGAATAATTAAAACCTTTTTAATTTTCTTTCTCTTTTTTGCGCCCCCCTGTCCAAGTCCTAATGGCATTTTTTACCTATGTAAGTAACATATAACAATTCCACCTGTAATTGAAATACTTGTAAAATCACCATATAAAATATGACCCTCCTTTAAATCTAAACTTGAAACAGATTGGTCACCTGTTGAAATTTGTGAAGTAAATGAAATCACTGCATCTTTCAAACAATGAATTGTGCAAAATGCCTCACCTTGTGGTGTGCTTGTTGTTGCATCTTCATCTAACATTCTAAAACCAAAATCACCAAATGATAGGCGATGATAATGGTTTGCTGAGTAAAGTTGATGTGTTCCTGCCATGATTTATCTTTTTTTTGCTGGTTTATTTCTCCCTTGTTTTTGCGCTCTTGTGCAGTGGCTTTGTTTGCCTCTGCGATTCAATGATTTGCCCATGCTATTTTGTTTTATCTTTTATCTTCTCATAAGTCCTTAAACCGCCAAGTCCAAGCATTCCCATGAGTACAGTCATCAAATGCTCCATCTGTAAAGCTGGTGGAACTGTTTCTGGCTGCATAACCCAAATAAACAAATCCCTCACTACAAAATTATACATCAAAGCAATTGCCGATGTCCATCCAACTGCAGGGCGCCAGCCAGCCACAAAAACGCTTCTATGCTGCGCCTCAATTTCATTTATTTTTGTTTGCAATGCTATGAGTTCATTAGGGTCAAGCTCCTTGCCTTTTATAGCCTCACGAATTTCCCAAGCAAGATTTCCTGCAACCGACTTGCGATTGTTTCCGCCTTTCAACAATGACATTAATAATTTAAGCATAACGTGTAGGCTGAGGTTTTAGTTTTAGCTATATAACCACATTGCTTGTGGCTTTTCTGTATCTTGGTCAAGGTGAATGAATCCATTGCCAACTCCAATCCTGCGCACCTTGTGCTGTATAGCAGCGGCAACAATTTTGATTCTGTCGGCTGAGTTGTCACACGCAATATCTGCTGCGACCCCTTTGAGGTGGCTGCTGTTTTTTGATGCGTTTGCAAGAGTGGCATTATGCTCGGCAGTACGATAGCCAGAAGTAATGACCATGGGAATCCCAGCACTATGGCGAATAGAATTGAGCGTGGTGATGAATTTCTCAGACATCTTTTCTCCGCTACCTTTTTCAGTTGGACAATCAAATTCTTCAATTTTAAAATATTTCCATTCCATAATTATCTATTTCTTTTGTAGTTGTTTCGCATTTCTCTAGCAACGGATTTGATTTCGTCCATGTTTTCCCCTGCTTGAATCGAAACCTTTTCAATCTTCAAATCGTATTCACGTTTTAAGGCGTCAATATCCTTTGAACCAATTTCTTGTTTTGGCATTTCCATCGCTTGTTGAACTCTAATTTCAAGGGCATCTATACGCCCTTTTTGAATATAATAAGAGCCAATGATTGATGCAAACAAACCAAAGATTGTGATTATTTGCCCAATTGAAACCGAAATGTCTGGGCGTCCATCGCCATCAATGTCTACTTTCATTTTTTTAATTTTTCTTTGATTTGTAAAATTGTAAATACTATTGAGGCACAAAGCGCAATAGTTGATAATATCGGATTGATATTATTTAAAATTGAAAAGGTTATTGCACCCAAATTAATACCCCATATTTTTAGCTCCATGTCCATTATGATGTTTTTTGCACTCGGTTTGATATTTCCATACTAGCAATAAAATAAGTTTTATCTTCCCTATCAATTTCATCATATCCAATGCCTTCATTTACGCAAGTAATCACGTTAAGGTTTTCACTGCTCAAATCATAATAACCAGAGGTTCGTGTTCTAATTAAATTAAGCGCCTCAGATATTATTTGATTCGCTTGTAATTCACCACCATCATCGCCATTGAAAGCTGTAACAACTTCAATTCTTGTAACACATTCGCTGATAAAAGAGCTTGTGTTCTGGTCAACCTCACTATGAGTAACTGAATACACTCGTATATAAGGCTCAGAGGCGTCTGATGGCACTCTATTGTAAACAGGTACATAAGACCCATCAATTGTAATTGCGTCCGTTAGGCGGTCTATAATTGCCTTTCTTATATGGTGCAATGCTTCTATCATTTCAATGCTTGTTTTATTTTTCTGTTCAATCGCTCAATTAGTGTTCGAACATTTCTGTTTATTGTAGGGTAAAAGAAAGGTATTTTTCTATCGGGCAAGAGCGCTTTATTTCCACTAAATTCAACAAACCCAGAATAAGGCGCCTTTGATTCCACAATGGCTGTCTTTCCTTTTTTGTAGCCAACAACATTGTCTTTCAAATTACCAGTGTCAACTGGTGCGACCTTCTTAATGTCCCTAGAAGTCAAAAGAGCAAAGCGTCCCAATTCTGTTGACAAACCTTTGCTGTCAAGAATTTTTAATTCAGCCATCTTGCCTCTCAACTCAGCCATGTCCTTTTGATTCAAGTTCATACTAATCGCACTGCTTTTATTTGGGTAAAGTATTTGTGAACGTTGTCGAAAATACTCACCACTCTATAGTCATTTGATTCGCCTTCAATTCTGATTAAATCATCATTGGCAATCTGGTCAGCTGATTTTTTACGAATCACAAGTTCGATTTCATCCTTTATCTTTCTTCTACCATTCTCTGACTCAATATCACCGCTCTCATCCCTCTTTTTAGCCCATATGGTGGCATAAGTCGCCAAGGTTGATGTTGTACCCCCATAAGAGTCTGAAGTCTTTGTTAGGCGCTTTATTTCAACTCTTGTGTCAAATTCCCCTGCATCCATTAAATAAAGGTTTTTTTATAGCCAGATAAAATGTGCCTAGCGGTTAAAGGAATATCAGCTACGATTGTGCCAGTTTTAAAGTCAGCTCGATTGTCATACATAGTTGAAACCAATTGCAAAAGCGCCTGCTTTAAAAGTCCATCAGATTGCCCTGCTGTAACATAAGTGATTTTGACCTCTTTGGCTGGTAGCTCGTTAAGCTCAATGAACTCGTTGTCTATGCCATAAGATTTGTAAGTTGCAGCAGTACCATTAACAGTAATTGATGAAATAGATGCAACAGGCGAAAAAGGCATTTCAAACCTTTCCAAAACTTGGCTAATGTAAAGCGTTCTATTCTTTGCAACAATGTCGCTTGAAATAAAATTCTCTGCAAATATTCTTGCCTCTTTTATCATTTCAGCAAT